TCGTACAACGCAGATAAGTAGCCCCGGACCAAGAGCCGCCAGAAGCAAAATCAGAGTCAAGCTGAATCGCCGAAATGGTTCCGCCAGGAGCCGTGGACGATCCACCAAGCGTCACGCGCAACGCATTACCTGCGCCAGAGATCGTGCCCGAGCCATTAATCGACAGGGAAATGTGCGCACCATTCACGGTGCCCCCGGTAGCAGCACCGGCTCCCGTCACACGGGTCAAGAACCGAGCGGTTTCGCCAGAACCTGTGGAAGTGAATGTCAAACGGCTGTAGTTCAAACGCACATCGCCCGTTGTGTTGGACGCGGTAACGTAAGAAGAAGAGACGTTAGAGGCGGTGGTTACAGCAATTTCATCGGTTGCCGTACCGGAGATGAAGCCATTGTCCGATGCCACTGGCCCGGAGAAGGTTGTACGTGCCATGTAATCCTCACATGCGATATCGGCGCATCAGTCTGCATGTCGTCAGCCGGGACTGTCTGATGAGCCGGAGCTAACCCCGGAATACAGGCACTGTATCACTATGATGCGGAGGATGCAACGTATTGAAATGACCAGCCTTTACGTGGCCCCTTTGCAAGCGGCTTACCTGTGCGTAAAGCCCTTCTTAGTGTAGGCATGAGAAGACCTAACTCTGACAAAGTTTGCGACAGACTTGAATAAAAACAATCAACGCCATTGGGGTCAACCGCCTTGACCGCTTTACTCATTTTTAACTTAGCCTCTTCCGTGTGTGTCCTGCCGAGCCAATGCATGTGGCTTCGTCCAGCCGCTATGTTAGCTTTGATTTTTTCTAATCCCTCGGGGGAAACCTTACGACCAGGGGCTTTTTGTTTTCCGCGTTGAGTATTTCCAATCTTTTCCCGTACCTCTTTAGAAAGGGTCTGCCCGTATCGGTAGTGATTTTCACCCTGCGTTGGAGATCTGTTTTCACGGATCTTTAATCGTGTCTCTTCGGTGTGTTTTTTACCTAAACGGGGGTGGTTTAAGGGATCAGACGCGTAAAAAATCTTTAACGATTCAGAAATCCTCGCTTTCTGCTCACTTGTTTTAGGGACCCCATAGTTAGGGTGATCCTCAGTCTTTATGCCTCTCATTGGGGTGTCCGAATACCTGCTCTTGTTGTAGCAGTAATCATTGCCTACATGTTCAGCGAGCCATTTATCCTCCGCTTCTCGCAAAGAAGAATCTTCTGGGACCACCTCAACAACATGAAAAAAGAAAGAGTTTTCCCCATACTTATTCCATGCTGCCTGTAGGTGGTGCGCATGGTGCTTGTTTGCTCTTAAACGCTTTCTGTGGGTCCTGAACCTTTCTCGGGTGTTTGTAGTACTACCTACATAAAACTTCCCGTTCAAAGAGTTGGTGATCTTATAAATAAACTTTCCTTTCATATCTTTCTCCAGTACATGTCTAAGGAAAGTTAATAATACACGATCGTGTAGCATGAAGCAAATAAAAAACCCCGCCGAAGCGGGGTTCAAGCGTAAGTGCTTGATTTTATTAAGCTGCGCCAGGGCTTCCGAAGATGCCGCGAGGATCGCTGTACCCAAACGAGTACCGCTCACGCGCCTTGTACCTTACGTTACCGGTATCAAAGTCGCCCTCAAAACCAGTGCGCATGGCCACACGCTCAAACATCTTCATGCCGTTAGGTGCATCCGTCTTGATGAAGAATGCCTCTGGGTCGGTCAGGAAGTGGTTGACCACATAGCCCTGGGGGATCATGCCCATGTTCTTGATGGCATTGATGTCGTTGTCTGCCGTTCCAACACGCAGCGTGGACTTCATGATGCGATCAGCGGTAAACATGAGCTCTTTCGGGATGATCAACTTCAGCCCCTGAACAGCGATCTTCAAGCCACGTTCATCGGTGAACGCTGCAATGTCGATCAATGCCTGCTCAAGCGAGGTTTCCGAAAGATCAGCAGGTACAGCCAGCTCGTTAGCCAGATCAGGACCGCCAAGGGTCGGGTGATCCAGCGCACACAAGGGCTTGCCGTCGCCACCGAGCGAGGTGGTGAAAGCGCCGTTGAGCACCGCAGCAGCTTTGATCTGCTTGGTTTGCGCCATGGAGCGAGCCAAAGCCTTGGTGTAACGCGCTGCCAGACGGTCGTAGAGGTTGTCCTCGACGGCTTCTTCGGTCAGCGAGAAGGCCAAAGCAATGGTTTCGTGGGTGTAGCGAGCGGTGTAAACCTCTTGCGCGTTGTCATAAGCGACACCAGCGCCTTCAGTCTTGACCGGAGCCTCACCGAACCCGGATTCCATGACTTCTTCTTCGAATGCACGATCAGAAGACTCGACAGAATAAATCTGCAAATGTTCATTCTCGTAGTTCTTATACTCCAGGCCAAAAAGAGCATTGAGTCCAGGCTCAAGTTCTTTAACCAGTTGGGCACGTGAAATTGCCATGATTTAACTCCTTAAACGCCTGCCACGCCAGTGCTGCTAAAGCTGTGGTTGTTAATCTTCACAACAAGCTGGGCATAGGCACCCAACGCGTTGCCTGGATCGGCATACAAACCGATGATCTTCAACGTGAGCGTTGCGGTGTTTGCAGGTGCTCCGCTGGTGGTCATTGCCGATTGACCCGTGGTCGTGCTGCCGGAGCCATAGGCCACGTACACGTTCTTACCGATATCGGTCTGCGCGATGGCAGTGCTATCGGCCTGGATCAAAAAGAGCTGGCTGGGATCATCAATAATGTCGGCTTGAATGTCTTCAGTAAATGCCGCATTAGAGATGAATTTATTCGACCATGTCGGCTTGCCTGTGACAGGATCATCATAAAAACAGCCATTAAAGACACCGACCGAGGATTGAGTGTTAGCACTCACTCGTTCGATATAACCCCCGACGATTCGGACTAAGTCACCTTGGAAAATATTGGTGCCATAGTCCTCTTTGATCAGGTAACCGTACTGCTTTTGCGCCCCTGTTGCGGACAGGTTTCCGAGTGGACGCATGCCAAAGGGCTTATTGGTATTAGCCATTTGTCGTTCCTTTCAAAAAGATTTAAGTTTCAGCCGTTGGACGGCTGCCAAACGTCGTGCGTGAGCGCCGTTCAGGAGCGTTGATTCGCATCGAGTCATGCGCATTGGATTTCAACATCTCATTGTCGATCGCTCGTTGTTGGTCACGTGCTCGGTTTTGGTAATACGCATTGCGTTCCTGAGCGGTTTCTTCGGGGATACGGGCAAGGACTAATGCGCCTACGCCAATCACACCTGCATGTCTGCCGTCGTCAATTGATGCGGAAGCGAAATCGGGATACTCCTCAGCCCGCACGAGTTCATAACCTTCGCGCAGTTTTGCTGTGATGTTCATCCGATCATCAAATCCCATCGTCTCGCGACGAAGCCAGCGGTGCTTGTATCCTTCCGGTGCCGGAGGAGCGTCTAATTTAGAAGGAGGGGCCCAGGGCTTACGGCGCGCAGTCTTCTCACGAGTGATTGCAGCTCGTGATTCACGGCGTAATTTCGGCAACGCGGTTGCAGAAACTTCAGTGGTTTGCTCATGTTCCATGGTTTATTCCTTCACGTACTTTGCGTATTCCTCAAGCGGAACACCTAGTTTCTTGGCAATTGCGACCTGACTCGGGGTCAGTTTCACAGTGCGGCGTGCAGATTGATTAACGCCCGAAGAGCGCGATGCAGGTGCAACCGTTTGCACGGATCGGTTGACTGAACGATTTATACTAGCAGATTGAAACTTTTGTGGGAAGCTTTCGCGAATTCTGCGATCAAGTTCGTTGTAGTAATCGTCGCTTTGAGGGTTAAACCCTTCTTGGGTTACAAGTTGAATATGAATCCCTCTTGCAGCAGCCGTCATTGCAACGTCTCTGCCGAACCACTCATTCCTCTCGGCCCAGTCTTCTGCACGTGGGTCAACTTGCGCCTGTTGCCGAGCAAGTTCAGCCTGTTGAGCAAGCTGTTGTTGCTGGTTTGCCCAAGCCTGTTGCTGTGCAGCAAGCTGTTGCTCACTCTGTTGTTGATTAGCCTCAGCTTCTCTAACACGCTGCTGCTCAAGCATGATGGTCGTTAAGCGTTCTTGCGCTTCGGTCTCGGTGTCAATGTCACCTTCCTCACGCGCCTTCTTAATGATCTGCTTAAGCGCTAGTGCTTGGGTCTCGATTCTGCCTTTGGCCTCACCGAGTCTTGCACCATGGGTTTGATGCAGTTGTTGCTCAGTCTGTGCCATTCGGCTTTGGACTTGACGCGCATAATCAATAGCTGCCTGCTCACGACGCTCGGTCTCGCGCAGGCGCGCGGTTAGCTTATCGATGCGCTTTTGAACCTTGTCACTGTATTGATCAAGATCCTGGCTCGTGGTCTGTGCTGTTTCGACCGTGGGTGCTTGCGGTTTTTCGAGCTGCTCTGCCGTACCGTCCTCGTTAATAGCAACGGTGGCAGGCTCTTCGTCCTCGCCAAGCTTAAATTCAAGTTGTTCATTAGCCATAAAAGTTCCTTTACATGTGGACGATATCTTGGGGGTCGTTGATCACGCCGAGCACTTCGTCATCGTTAATGAAACGAATCTCGCCGCCATCAATGGGGATACGGGCACCGGCATAGCGCCCAAAGATGATCCATTCACCTTCCTTGCACCACGCACCGTCAGGAAACTTTTCCTGGTCGTAGTAAGCCAGGGGGCCCATCTTTAGCACGTAGCCCACGGTGGTTGCCACCTGAGTGCGCTTTTGGGTTTCATCAGACAAGGCAATCCCGCCCCTGGTTTTCTGTGCGCCTCGATAAGGCAGGATAGCGATGCGCCACCCCGTGGGCTTGGGCAACCGATCAAGGACCGAGCCTTCGATCAACTGCGGATCGAAGTTTCCCTCCTTATCGTAAGCATCGTCCAACGCGGGCTTGCGCTGGGCTTCTTGCTCCTGCCACTTCTGTTCAAGTGCCGTCAATGCCATCAGAGATTCTCCTCTCGCTCGTTTAAAAGATCTTTGACCGTGACCTCAACAAGCTTGAGTGCCTCTAAGCGACCCATCAGAAAACGATATCGTTCCATATCAGGAACCGATCCGTTAAGCACGAGTCCTTCCGTGCT